TTCTTTGACTCTATAAAAAGGATATAGAATGAGTAATGAATTAGCAATAGCAACAGAGCGTGGTCAGTCGATGGCTGAACTGATGGGTGTATCATCTGCACCTGTACAAGAGAACACACCATCAATCTCACGCTTGGGTATGCTTCACCAACCTATCATGGGTGAGGTAGAACTAAACGGTAAGATGATCAAGACAGAGGTAGTACCTGTAGGTGCATTCACCCTCAAGACAGGGGATGATATAGTCTACAGTAATGGTGCTACTATACGTGTCTTTGCCCAACGCAATCAGTGGCAACGATGGAACAGTGATACTGAAGAAATGGAAAAGTCTGTGATGTCCAACACACTTAACGGTGACTTGAAGGACAGCATTGGTGGATTCAACTTAGGTAGACCATCAGGTTATATCGAAGACTTCAACTCCCTACCTGATGCAACCAAGCAACTGATGCGCTCAGTCAAGCGTGTCGTGGTGTACTACGGTACAGTTTCATTGGACAGCCCTATGAATGAAAAGGGTGAGCCAGTAGAAGCTGCAGCAAGTATGCCGTTTGTCATGGATGTAAAGAACCGTGATAGCTTGAAGAGTATCAATGGTGTGATGAGTAACTTCAAGAAGAAGAACATGTTACCTATCATGTCTACCATCAAGCTAGAAGGTATTGAAGATAGTATACCTACTGGTGCTAAGTTTGGTAAGATACAAGCAAACACTGGTGAGGCTGTTGAACTTGCAAGTGAAGACAACGACACACTCAAAGACTTCTTAGAACTTATTGAGTATAGTAACGGTAAGATACTAGACCTACACCATGATCGTGCTAAAGGACATGCTGATCAAGATGCAGAACTTGTCGGTGAGATACTCAACAATGATTTCGTAGAGGTGGCTGAGTAATGAACCACCCTGCTGAACTACAAGTCTTTAGCTACTTGCAAAAGGCTATGAAGGGTGAAGCTACAATGACAGAGGAGGTGACCGACTTGGTTGCCTCCGATGTTAAGGCTGCTATGAACAAGCAGTTTAATTCACCACCACGTGATGCGTTCAGACTACGTATGTCTAACATAGGCAAACCTAAGTGCCAGTTGTGGTTTGAGAAGAATGACCCTGAAGATAAGTTACCTTTGCCTCCACACTTCCTGATGAACATGATACTAGGTGATCTAGTAGAGGCTGTGTTCAAAGGACTACTACGTGCAGCAGGTGCTGAGTTTAAAGACAATGATAATGTTACACTCACACTGCCTGATGGACAGGAGATTAAGGGTGAGTACGACATGGAAATGGATGGCAAGATAGATGATGTAAAATCTGCATCACCTTGGTCATACAAGAATAAGTTCCAAGACTTTGAGACTTTACAGAAGGGTGATGGCTTCGGTTATATACCTCAATTAGTTGGATACTCTAAGGCCGCAGGAAAAGAAGTAGGTGGTTGGTGGGTGGTCAACAAAGGCAACGGTGAGTTTAAGTATGTCAGTGCTTCGGAGGTTGACTCTGATAAGGTAATAGAGGACATACAGGAAACGGTAAATTATATAGAGAAAGATGAGCCGTTTGAAAGATGCTTTGATGCTGTGCCTGAGACATACTACAAGAAACAATCAGGTAACCTTGTACTAAACTCAGCATGTAGGTTCTGTAACTTTAAACATAAATGTTGGGATACTTTAAAGACACTACCCTCAAGAGTTTCTAAATCAACTAACCCCCCTGAAGTGGATTACATATTTATAGGAGATACTAATGGCTAAACTTAATATTACATACAATGGTGAAGATAAAAATTTACAAACAGATGATTTTGATGAAAAGCAGCAGGGCATATATAACGAAGCTATTACTGCAGAACAAGAACTTAGTAGGTATAAATATTTAACAGCTATCTTTCAAGATCGTAGAGACTTTCTAATAGGAAAGTTAATTGAATCTGTTGAAGCACCTGAAGTTGAAGAAGAAGTCAGTGACACAGAGGAGACATAACAAAAGGTTATATCGTAGTGGCCTCGAACTAGAGGCTGCTACATTTCTTAAGACTAGACAGAAGACGGTAGAGTATGAGAAGATAAAGATAGAGTGGGAAGACTTACGCTATCGTACATACACTCCAGACTTTGAGCTAGACAACGGCATCATAATAGAAACTAAAGGAATATTTAGTGCAGCAGATAGACGCAAACATATTGAGATACAGAGTCAGCATCCAAAGCTAGACATCAGGTTTGTATTCAGCAACGCTAAACAAAGATTATACAAAGGAGCTAAGTCTAGGTACTGTGATTGGTGTGAACAAAAGAACTTCAAGTGGGCGCATCGTGTGATACCTGAAGGTTGGTTACTAGAAAAAGGCAAGCGCATGAAAGAGCAGCGTGTCATAGTTAAAAGGAGATACTAATGGGTCACGAAATAGAAGACGGTGAAGTTGCTATTATAATAAAGCCTGAAGTAGATGAAGAAGGTGAATGGAATGGTTCTCTAAAAACAGGACTAATATTTGGAGAGAGTCAGCATCCTATAGCTATGAGAGCAGCAATGGATCTTGCCCTAACTATGGCAGCAAGTACTAATGTAATAGAAGATTACCCTGAATTATTTGATTACTTTGAAGATGCTAGAGTAGAGTTAGTAAGGGAAATGTTTCCTAAAGCGTATGCTGAATCAGCACTTGCAATAGACGAAGAAATGGACTATACCACAGATGGTAACGTAATCAAGTTAACCAAGTGGACAAAGACGTTAGGTGAAGCATGAGTGAAGAAGAGTTTGAAATAGAATTTGATGTAGAAGATATGTTTAAGGACTTTGATGATGAAGTAGACTTGGTAAATAATCCACCACACTATAATGTAGGTGGTATAGAATGCATAGATGCTATACTTTCTGCAACTAACCACAACAAAGAAGGATACCTACAGGGTAATATACTGAAGTACGTATGGAGGTATGACTACAAGGGTGGCCTAGAAGATTTAAAGAAAGCACAATGGTATCTAAACAAACTCATAGAGGTATATAAAGAGAAGCACAAATGATACGCAAGTTTAGTGTGACATATATGATGGAGGTTGATGAAGATAATAACTTCCTATCAGCCCACGAAGAAGGGCATGTAGAAGATGTACATGATTTAATAAATAATATTATGCATGACATAGATGATATTAAAATACACAATCTAATGGTTAAGGAGAGACAATGATTACACAGGAAGACATAGACCATTTTGCAGATATGCAATCACCTATCATAGACATGGGCTACTACCAAAAGGAAGCAGTAAAGACTGCTATCTATACTGACCCTATCATCTACCCTGCGTTGGGCTTGGGTAATGAAGCAGGTGAAGTACAAGGTAAGATTAAGAAGTGGCTGCGTGATGATACATTCAACAAGGAAGACATAGCAGCAGAGATAGGTGATGTGCTGTGGTATATTGCTGCACTGTGTCGTGACCTAGAGATAGACATGGCAGAGGTGGCATTGAATAACCTAGCTAAGTTAAAGAGTAGACAAGAACGAGGAAAGATAAAGGGGAGTGGAGATAACAGATGACTGATATGACACAGATACACTTAGGTATGACTATAATTCTTTGGATAGTTGTAATGATTATATGGACGAGGTATTACAAATGAGTAACTTATTACCAACAGACTATCAAAGTTTTATACACCAGTCACGCTACGCTAAGTATGTAGATGGCAAAGGCCGTGAGTCATGGGCTGAAACAGTAGGACGCTACATGGATAATGTAGTACGTCCAAAGCTAGGCAATGATTCGTGGAGCAATGAGATAGAGCAAGCTATACTTAGCTTAGATGTAATGCCAAGCATGAGAGCCATGATGACTAGTGGTGCTGCGTTGGACAGAGATAACACAGCAGGGTACAACTGTAGCTACCTACCTGTTGATGATCCTAAGTCATTCGATGAAGCTATGTTTATACTGTTGTGTGGTACAGGCGTAGGCTTCAGCGTGGAGCGTCAGTTTGTGCAGCAGCTACCAGAGATACCTGAACTGTTTGACAGTGAGACTACCATTGTAGTTAAGGATAGCAAAGAAGGTTGGGCTAAGTCGTTCAGACAACTACTAGCCTTACTATGGGCAGGTGAGATACCACAGTGGGATGTGTCACGTGTGCGCCCTGCAGGTGCTAGGCTCAAGACGTTTGGTGGTAGAGCTAGTGGACCTGGACCTCTTGTCGAGTTGTTTAACTTTTCAGTCAACACTTTTAAGAATGCACAAGGACGTAAGCTTACCTCTATGGAGTGCCATGACTTGATGTGTTTCATTGGTCAAATAGTTGTAGTGGGTGGTGTACGTAGGTCAGCCATGATTTCTTTGTCCAACCTGAGTGATGATCGTATGCGTCATGCTAAGTCAGGACAGTGGTGGGAGACAGCACCACACAGAGCATTGGCTAACAACTCTGTTTCCTATACAGAAAGACCTGACATAGAAACATTCATGCGTGAGTGGACTGCGTTGGTAGAAAGTAAATCAGGTGAGAGAGGTATCTTTAATCGTGAAGCATCTAAAGCACAAGCTGCGAAGTATGGTAGGCGTGATCCTGACTGGCAGTTCGGAACTAATCCATGCAGTGAAATCATACTTAGACCCTACCAGTTTTGTAATCTTACGGAGGTTGTTGTTCGTGCCACTGATTCGGTTAAAGACTTGGAGCGTAAAGTCAAACTCGCCACAATACTTGGGACAATCCAAAGCTCGTACACAAAGTTTCCTTACTTGCGTAAAGTGTGGCAACGTAATACAGAAGAAGAGAGATTGCTTGGTGTGTCACTAACAGGTATCATGGACAACCCATTGATGACCTCAGTTAACGCTAAACTTGCAGGAGTACTAGATGAACTACGAAATGTCGCAGTGGCTACTAATCTTGAATACGCTGACTTGCTTGGTATACCTCAGTCTGCTGCTATTACCTGCGTCAAACCTTCGGGTACTGTCTCGCAGTTGGTGGACAGTGCCAGTGGTATACATGCTCGTCACTCTCCATATTACATCCGTACTGTACGAGGTGATAATAAAGATCCCCTTACACAGTTTATGATTGACAATGGTGTACCTAATGAGCCATGTGTATTCAAGGGTGATACTACAACCGTGTTCAGCTTCCCTGTAAAAGCACCAGAGCAAGCGATAACACGAAACGATATGACTGCTATTGAACAGCTAGAGACTTGGATCATGTACCAACGCTATTGGTGTGAGCATAAGCCCTCAGTTACAATATCAGTACGGGATGATGAATGGCTTGATGTGGGAGCCTTTGTCTACAGACACTTTGACGAAATGTCAGGTGTGTCATTTTTACCACACTCAGACCATACCTATCAGCAAGCACCTTATCAAGATTGTGGTAAGCATGACTATGAATATTTATTATCATGTATGCCAGAAAAGATTGACTGGAGTAAACTTTCAGAGTATGAACAAGAAGATAACACTAAGTCCAGTCAAACTTTTGCTTGCTCTGGGGACGTGTGTGAAGTAGTCGATATAACATAGGAGTTAAATATGGACGTAGTAATCGGAGCATTAATTGCTTTCTTAGTAACAGCAGACATCGTAGAGAAGGTATCACCTTGGGTGTCAGATAAAGTAGATCAATACACAGAAGTGAAGGAATAAGATATGGCTTGGGTTTTAGTAGCACTCTTTATATTCAATGAGGAGCCAATGATTATGAGCGACAACATATTATACGAAAGTAGAGAGAAGTGCAATGAAGCTGCAACTGAACGCAGTGATTATCTAGAGGCTACTAGACCTAAATCTATGTGGGAAGCAGACTATTGGGTATGGTGTACACAAATACCACAGGAGGTATAGAATGACAGAAGTATATGTAAGAAAATTTAAGAAAGATGTCTACGATAAAGTAGATGCACCTTGTAAAAAAGCCCTAATAAAATATTTAGAGTTGCAAGGACACAGCATAATACAAAGCAAAGAAGATTATAATGCTGATGTTGTAAGTGAGAAAGAAGGTACTACCTATTATCACGAAGTAGAACGTAAAGCTCAATGGAGTGGTGATTGGCCTACCTGGTGGGCAGAGATACGTATCCCTGGAAGAAAAAGAAGATTGCTTGAGAAGTATGATGCTGATAAGTTATTCTTCTACATAGTAGATAAAAACTATGAGCAAGCTTGGAAGATTAAAGCTAGTCAAATGTCTGACGATAATCTAAAGAAACCTACGGGTCCTAACTACAGGATACCAAAGAATGAAACCTTCTATCATATACCTTACCAAGAAGCAGAGTTAATACAGGTAGCTTGATGAACTTAGAACGTGAGGCAAAAGAATACATGGAGGCTAAACGTAAAGGAAAGATAATATGTCCTAAGTGTGACACCGAAATGATACAAGGTGGTGACCACGATGGAGAGGATGATTTCATAGTTAGCAACTTTAGTTGCAATACTTGTGATACATTCTTATTGTTATACTGGAAATGAAAAGGGCCGCTAAATGCGGCCCCTTCTTTTAGTGTGTTACTCTACCTATGTTCCTACTTCATCATACACATCTTTAAGATAATCAACTATCTCTAAGAATGTATCAGTCTCTGCTATACTAAAGTCCTCAATAGATGCCTCTACTCCATACTGTTCTTTCATCATAGTAAGAGCTTCTTTCCTTATACCTTTTGGAACTGCCATTGCTTTAGCTGCCATGCGAAGTCTTTGACTATCACCACCTAAGTACCCTGCTTCCATCCTTTTTCTTACATCAGCCTTAACTTGGCTTACAACTTTGTTTAACATATCCCGTTTACCTGTAAGGCTTGCATCATTAAACTGCTTACTCCTTATTAGAAAGTCTGTCTTCTGTTCTAGTATAGGGGATATTATAGTATTAAAGATCTTATCATACGCAGGTACTTTTGTACGCTCACTAGCAGACCAAGGAAACATTTCAGACATAGTGTAAGCTATCTCTGTAGCTGTACGAGAGGGCTTAACAGTAAGTCCATATATCTTAGAGTAAGGATTAGCATCATACACTTCACCTTCCCTTGTTGCCACTCTTAACTCTTCACCTGTTATAGCTTCTGTCTTATCTGAAAAGACTTCGAAGATATTGTCAACATACTTAGTTGCACTCTGTGTGAATACATCTATCCCTTCTGCCTGTCTTACATCTTTAGCTGTGTCTGTACCCATAGCAAAACCTGCTACCTTATTAATAGCATCTAGTGGTCTGGTTACACCTGCTAGTAAATTACCAGAAGCTTTAGAAAAAGCATGTATACCATCACCCC